TTTTGTACTTTTAATCGGCATGTTGTCATAACCGGCAGTATAATGGTACCGTTGTTAATTTGCTGTTGTCTTGTTAATTTTTTAGGTTGGTACTTATAACCATCTGCATGTGCTTTGTTAAACCAGATAGATGCAACTAATAATATAAATCCTCCAACAACTAATACTAATAACAGCCAAGCGATACCTTCGCCTAACTGCCGTCTCATCTGTTGTTGCTTGTAAACTGTTCTTTGACGGTCTTTTCTTATCTGACCTTCCATCTGTAGGAGCTCCTCATAAGCTCCAGGCCCGTGGGACATGTTTAAAAATACCTTGAGTTCGTACCTTTGTTCCTCAAGTTTCTTTTTGGCTGCATAAGCTGCGAGAGCTGCTTCTTCAATCGATCCAGCTTTAAACAATTTGCCAAACAGGGGAGGATTTTTAGCTTGCTTTTCCGCGTTATCAACATCTGAAACAGCTCCCATCCATCGTCCGATGTCTCCCGACATCTGTTCTATATCTCTGCCAACCGCAAAACCTTGTTTTATGGCAGAGAAAGCTTTAGACGCGACTCCCATCGCGAGTGAAATAGTAACTGGGTCCATAAAGACATCATAGCACATTTTTAAAAAAAAATGAAAGTCAAGACTATTAAAACAAAAAAATATTTTATATGATGTCTAATTCAGAGGAGGACAATATGTCAAAATTACCAAACAGAAGACCGTGTGTAACCACGGATGTAGGAGAAGGTTTAGCTGTGACCGTATCTTTCCACCCAGATACAGCTACACCAGTAGAAGTTTTTTTATCAGGAAGAGGTAAGAAAGCATCTGATGGACCTATGACAGACGCTTTGTACAATATGGGCGTTGAAGCTTCTAAATTAATGCAAAATAAAGACGGTCAACTCATAACTGAGTGATCTTTGGCCTTTCTCAAGGTCATTTCCGCATCTACGAGCTCTTTTACTCTCTTTTGTTCCTCGGAAACGTACTGAGAGTAGATGAACCGTAGTTGTCCACCCAAAGTTCTGCCTTCTTTGGCTGCAATTTTCTTAATTTCTAAATAAACATCTTTAGGAACTAGAATGCTTTTCCATTTTTCTGTATCCATATCGCATAAATCCTTCTCTTTTACGGGATTATATGCGAGATTATATAATCCAGTCAATGTTTTATTTTGATTCGCCCCATGATGGTCCTATTTCTACGTCTACTTTGCTAGGGACATTTAATTTAACGGCATTTTCCATAGCATAAACGATCGAATCAACCTGATGATCGTTAGAAACGGACACAGCTACCTCGTCATGTATCTGAATTAACGGAGTTATCCCCAGCTTGTGGATATCTACCATAGCTTGCTTGGTCATATCAGCGGCTGAGGCCTGAATAAGACGGTTTAGGGCCTTATAAGTGTAGGCTCGCTTCAATCTGGTCGTTGGGCCGTGTTCATTGAGCGCATCTTTCAGGGGCAAGGCCTTGTTCATAGCGAACGTATCTGGTTCCCAAAGATCGAATCGACATTTTCTACCCAAGATAGAGCGGATAGAGCCGGAGCTTTGTCGTGAATTAAGCTTATTCATCACGCCATGCATGAGCATTTTCACAAAAGGAACGCGTTCATGGTACTGTTTCACTAGACCTTTAGCTTCTTCTACGGGTATATCGAGCTGGTCTGACAGCTTGTTTACTCCCATGCCGTACATCATGCCTAGATTTATAGTCTTGGCTTGCTTACGAGGTATGTTTGCCATGTCAGCTACCATGGTATGGAAGTCCATATCGGGATCATTTTGGTATCCATCGACAAATTCTTGTACGCCTTTCATGTCATGGCCTTGGGATTTACCGTAGGCGTGGGCATAATGGACCAAGATTCGTGGTTCTTGTTGCGAGAAATCTATACTAGCCCACTGTTCATTCTCTTCAGGTAAAAACAAAGAGCGAATCATAGGGCCCAGCTCCGGATCACGGGCTGGTATCTGCTGTAAATTTGGATTACTCATGCTGATTCGGCCTGATACGGTACCACCATCGTCAGATCTGATCTGGTTTATATGTGAATGTATGCGTCCATCGTGAGCTGTGTGCTTCATAATTGTGTTAATAAAAGTACCATGGGTCTTGTTAAGGTCTCTCGTCCTTAGTATCATTTTAGGTAATTCGTGGTTATGCTCGGATAGAAAGGATTTTGTGAAAGATGGCGCACCTTTTTCAGTCTTGGGATAGTTTATACCAACTGTATCAAATGCTTTGGCTAGCGATTGAGCCGCCCATACTTCTACATTCATGCCGGTCAGATGCTTGATCTTAGCGAGCATAGACTTTTCTTCCTTGAGCAGAAAGTCTCTGGTCCGCTCGACCCGATCCTGATCAACACGAACACCTTTCCAAGTCATATCTATGAGTACGGGAAGAACATCCAGCTCCAGATTGACGACACTCCAGAGGTCTTCTTTAGAAATCAGGGGCTTGAAGTAGTTCCAGAGTTCCAATGTGAGCTCGGCGTCCACTTCGGCGTATGGCCCGACATGCATACTTGGCAACTTCCACAGTTCAGCTTTGGGATCGACCCCGAAGTCTCTAGCAGCTTCAGTCAGGTTCTTCTCACTTTTTGTTTTTGATAAATACTCAAAAGACAAGGCGTTTAGACTGTAACTAAATCTATTCTCATCCAGCAAGGACGCGATAACCATAGTATCAATGATACGACCATTGACTTTAAAACCCATGCGCCTGAGCCAGCCCGCATCATATTGTGCGTTGTGCATAACTTTTTCAGCGGGTGATTCGCAAACCTTTTTCATCCAGTTATTAACTATACGCTCATCTATATTACCACCTCCGCCGTGGCGAATCGGTACATAACCTTTCCAGCCGTCTACGGCTACGGCGTATCCTACGACCTCGCCATCTCCAGTGGGCCATCCAGGTCCTTTAGTCTTTAGATTTGGATCTTTTGTTTCAACATCTATCGCTATAGTCTTAGCTTCACTAAGATCTGGTAACTCATGTGGTGGAACCCATTCTGTTTTCGGTGTGAACATCGCCATCTGTAGTGTCATATTGTACCTCTATTAGTTTGTTAAGGTACCACTGCGCCTTTTGTAGGTCTTGGATACCGTTTTTGTGTCTGTATCGTGTTAAATATTTAAGTATGTTTCCTTCCAGATAATATTGAAATCCTTCAGCTGTCATAGATTCTATCATGTCGATGGTTTCTATTGAGCTGTTTGTATAATGATCAGGATGATTGACCATATCTTTCATCTCTTCCTCCTCTAATCTTTTCTTCATGTATTCCATGTGTCTCATATCGCATAGCTCCTATTGCTGTCTTCTGATTCGACAATAAACAAATTCTCTTTGGCTCGTGTGACGGCCACATAGAACACTCTATGCAGATCATCATTACCGCCGCTCATTGCATCGTCAGCTGACGGAGATAGATCTGTAAATATAACTACGTTTTCTGATTCACCACCTTTAGACCCGTGGATCGTGGATATTGTAATACGAGGCTCTGCATTAAACTTCTCTCCTCTTCTAAGCATAGCCGTGATATACACCCTTGATTCTTCTGGTAGTCTATCAAGAGCCTCTCTCCAAATCAACTCATCTCCTATAGCAAGTCCCCATTCATCCTGAAGTTGGCTCATATTAAATAGATTACTATCATCAGCTCCACTCATTGTCTTGAAGCCACGTTTGACGCGGTTGCCCGTAGACATAAAGCTATATATGTCCTTAACTGTTTCCAATGTAATACTTTTACCTTTTCTCATCTGCTCCCAACCGTTAACAGCGGAGGATATTTTGGAAGATATGGATCTATGTCCTTTGTGTGTATATAGATAACCAGAGGACCTTAGCATCTCAACAACGGGATTTAGTATATAACCCGCCTGAGCTAAGATAAGCCACTGACCAGATGATACATCTATATCTTCGAGACGGCTGATATGCTGTACGTTCCCCTCTTCATTCTTAGGTTCATACTTCTTTGGATAACGATTACTTATTCTGGATACGATTGTTTCGGCGGTACGATGTATGAGCCGTGGGACGCGGTACGATTGTGATAGAGTTTCACTAGAGCCGTCCAGTGTAATAAATTGTTCTACGTCAGCTCCGGCCCATCTATAGATAGCTTGGTCATCATCGCCAGCTGCATACATTTTCGTTGCGTTCTTATCGAGTATGTGAGCTATGTCCCATTGCAGAGGACTAAGGTCTTGTGCTTCGTCTAGGAATACCAGATCAAACTTGGGACACGCCACGTCAGCTTCGTCAATAAAACATTGTAGCATGTCTGTAAAATCGTACAGCTCGTGCTGTTCTTTATATTCTTTGTAACACTTGGATACATAATTTACTGTATTCCAATCATAGATCATGTAAGTCTGATTATATTGTGTCCGCAAAGGGTTTTTACATAATCGGGCTAAGTTTATCAAACTAAGAATTGGATGATCGGTGGCTTGTTTGTCTACAATATCATCATCCAAAGACGTGCCGGAAACTAACGGTATAGATATTATGTCACTTAGCTCCTTATAATGCTCTCTACCCATAACTTGTTCTGTACGGATACCACTAGCGCTCAACGCCAAGCTGTGTAGAGTACGGAAGTAAAAGAGGTCTTTGTCTGGGTCTAGATGAAAACGAGCGGAGGCACGTTCTTTGGCCTCGCTTGCGGCTTTTCTGGTAAAAGCAAGAAACGCAATACTGTTAGGAGCCACGCCACTTTCAAGAGCTTTGTCTAGCATGTCCAAGAGTGTTGTTGTTTTACCAGTTCCTGGAGGTCCAAAGATTCTAAACATTAGTTATCGTTTGCTGGTTTAGCAAATCCTAGTTCTTCTAAAAAATCATCTGGTCGCATAAACGTAGGTATTTCATGTATAAAGATAGGAGTTCTTGGTCCCATCCATGCTCCAACAACATTAAACTCCATCCACTCTACAGCTTCTTCATATGTCATTTTATCTTTATCCATGAATATCTGTACACACTTGTCGTAACTATATATGAGGACTTCGTCCATATTTATACGACCACCTGTTCCTAATATTGCTTCGTCAAGGCCGTCAGCCTTGACCATTCTTTCTTCTTCATCTTCCATTAAAATGGTGTCTCCTCTTTCTTGCCCATGTTAGGCGGGTTGAGTTCCATATCTGCGTTTTCAAAAGCGGGTATTGCCCAACATCTTACAGATCTGTTTTGTATTTTCAAAACAGTACTGGACCCGTTAATATCTCGCAAGCGCTGGGCAATTTTGTGAGACTTGTATTCAAAGAATTTATTCTTTTTAAGAAAATTCTCAAAGTCTCGTAATCTAAAGTAAGTTAAATTATCTTCTTCACTCGTCCAAGGTCGGCGCAGTAGTATCTCTTCTTTGGCCTGAGCTTGTTGTAAGTGTCTACAAAATTCTTCAAGGTAATCATAGAACTGACCACTTGTGCTTGCATCTTCTGCCACTTCTATAATTGCTGCTTCGTTTTCTTTCATCTCTGTAAGCAATGAACTGATACGTCCTTCCCACATAGGCTTACCAACTGTGCGGGGCATAAAGTTTAGCTGTTCCATACAAGCCTTTTGAAACGTGGGCTGTGAGAGAAGAGCGTCTGTGTCGAGCTCCAAGGGCTCCGCGTTTACATCCATAAACCAGACGGGTGGTGTTGAGTTGTACTTTCTAAGGTTTGCTATGGTAGCTCCTTGTACAGCTGATCCAACACCATGCTTTCGTGTACGACATAACTCTTTGTTACAATGCGAGTTGATAGGTGAATCATTACATTTGTAAGCATAATCCTTACGTTTAGCTTGATTAGCGACAATGTTTACTTCAGACAAAGGCAAAGGTGGTTCAAAATACATCATATTGTAAGTAAGTATCTCTGTCTCCCAGCTGTCTGGGTACGCTTTTCGTAGGTAAACGGCTATGTTAAATAAACCATTGTTTCTCCCGCCTTCGGATATTTTGCTTGCGCAAAGAGTTTGGAGGCAAGGCGGGCCGTCTTTAATAGGTGTATCTGTTTTGTCTTCTACTTGCAGAGCCATGACTTGCTCTAAGGTCTGCTTGTGAGCCTCGTACAGCTCTATAAATTCTTCGATGGTCGCAGAGGTGCCGTCATCCTTTATACCGTATCGTAGGCCGGCCTCAGCGTCATAATAAGGTAGGTTTAGAAAGTTACCTACATCCCCGCGTTCTAATTGCAATCGTATTTGTTTTGGAAAGATTTCACTTTGGCCGTAGCCAAGAGCGGCGGAGATATGCTGAAGCGTCTGTTGCATCTCCTTAGCTTCGATCCATTCACTAGTGAACAGAAAACAATGAGCTCCACCACTCTTAGATCTACAAACCACAAGAGGCAATTTCATTCGCCTAATCTTTTCAATTAAAGACTTGTGATCTAGCGGATATTGGTCAATGTCTATACATCCCCACTTGCAGTTGTTATCTGCATTAATGGGTATGATACCTAGAGAATCGCCTTTACCGCTAAGATGCCCTTGCCAATGATCCTTGGTCCGTAGTTCGCGTATTAGTGCAGCTCTACCTGACTTCTTACCATTGGCTTGGGTTTTGTCTATCTTGTACGTTCCAAAGGCTTCTTCTAGGCCATCAAAGATAGCGCTAAAAGATTGCCACACCATTAGAACGGTATATCTTTGTCAGAAACGTCATTGTCAACAGGAGCAGAAGAAGTCCCACCTTCCTGTTCATGCTTAACATTAACATCGCCTTTTTCGACAGATAAGGCAAACATCTTAGCTTCATCGTAATGAGCTCTTTCAGTTACCTGACCTTCTAACTTCATCTCCCAATTATACCAAGAGTATCCGCTTTTCTCCTCTAAATACGTCCAAAGATGATAGACATGAGCGAACCTTGGTGGGCTGAAAACATGACCATCTGGACCCGTCATCTTTCTGCCCGAAATAATTGAGTTCCACTTCTTACTTTTCTTTAAAGAAGTAGATTTCATTGCGATCATACCAACGTCAGTTGATCCATCCTTATTCAATACAAGAACGAAATGCTGATGCGTATCTTCTATATATTGACCAGAACCATCTGTAAGATATTCTTTATTATCTTCCTTGGATCGTTCTGTTGTTGGACAATCTTCCTTGCTAGCATAGATAGCAATCGGAGCGGTATTATCATCGCCTTGTGGAGACCATTGAATAAAACGTCTTTGGTATGCACAAGGTATAACTTTAATACCTTCTTCCCCGTTGTAGATGCTATTTGTTACTGTATTAATAACATCTCCTTCACTAGAGCCTTTATGCAAAGCTCTAATCTGCTTAGTTAAGTTAGTCTTCAAGAAAGGTATACTTAAACTATCTTGATCAACTTCCTTATTACCAATGCCTGCATCTGTAGCAAACATTGACATATCGATTACATTAGCATCCTGAGCAACAACGTCAGAATCCTGTTTCTTAACTGGTGTATTAGCCATTCTATTTCCCCTTCACAATTTTAGCTTTTTTACCTATAAACGCGCCAAACAGATCACTTGGAAATTCACTTCCATTTTCTGTCATCTCTTTGACCCACGACTTTAAACTCATTGGATGAACCGCTTCTTTCTTATCAACCTGAAAGCCCCTATCGAGAGCAGACTGATAAAAATCTTTTGCTAAGTTATCCTCGCCCATGCCAAAGTTAGCAGAGATAGTGTTTTTTACTAAATCACCATAACCGTTATCTCTTAGCCAAGTATGCGCTTGAGGTCTGTCATCAGCTCTGATTGTACCCCCATAGGTAGGTATAACCTTCACTTCTGATCCATCACTTAAAGTAAAACTTTCCATGTTAATCTCTTCCATAGCTGCCGGAAGATCCTGATCTGTAAGCTCTAACAACTCTTTCTTAGATGTTTTGAGCTCCTCTTCAAGAAACTTAACCTTGTTTTCCATTTGGATTATTTTACTTGCTAAAGTAGACACATTCGACAATCGACCTGTGTCGGTACTTTCTACACCAGTACGCTGACTAACAGCGTCCTTTTGCATATCGTTGAACAAACTATCTTCCATATTTTTCCTTTCGCGTTTGCTGTTTCGTGGTTAAAGACTTTTTTATAGCCTTGCATTAATATAATAAATCGCATATTGTAATATAGATGTCAAGCACGGAGATAAAATAAATGTATATGTATAAGACAAATCCTTTTAAACATCAGGAAGAAGTCATAGACGATAGTTGGGAAAGACCTTACTACGGCTTGTTTATGGAGATGGGTTTAGGTAAATCTAAAGTAGCCATAGATACTGTTGGTAAATTAAAATTAAAAGGTGAAATTGATTCGGTAATGATCGTAGCTCCTAAAGGTGTATACGATAA